TCGTTGACCCTAATTAAGGCAGACGCTATTGCAAGAATGTCGCCTGATAATGTTATTCACACCAAAGATGGTTTGGATATCTACGTTAGACCACAAGCTGGTCATACTTATTGTATGGTCTGTGACGTGGCTAAGGGTGTTGGTGGGGACTATTCCGCTTTCACAATTATTGATATTACTGAAGTGCCGTACCGTATGGTTGGTAAATACCGTGATAATCAAATCTCTCCGATCTTGTATCCTTCGGTGATTTACAAGGTTGGTAAAGAATACAACAATGCGTATGTGTTGTTAGAAATCAACGTCTCAGAACAGGTTGCCCACATCCTATATTCTGAGATGGAATACGAAAACATATTGATGGTTACAAGACACACCAATGGACAGATCGTCTCAGGTGGTTTTGGTGGTGGCAAAACCCAGCTTGGGGTAGTGACCGATAAGAAAATTAAAAGAATTGGTTGTCATAACTTCAAAGCTCTGGTAGAGGAAAACAAACTCATTATTAATGACGCTGACACGATCTCCGAGATCTCGACTTTCATTGAGAAAAAAGGATCGTATGAAGCCGATGAAGGATATCACGACGACTTAGTTATGCCGTTGGTTCTGTTTAGTTGGTTGACAACTAACAGCTATTTCAAAGACCTAAATAATGTAAACCTACGAGAAATTATGTACAAGAAGCAGATGCAAGCTATTGAAGAGGAACTTACTCCTTTCGGGTTTTATGATGACGGTGGTCCAGAAGCCCAACCTTTAAACTTCTAGAAATCGTGTAAAAACTAAATAAACAAGTAGACATGATTTTTGTCTAAAGTAAAACTTATTAACAAGGAGAATTACAATGCCGTTCCAATTATCTCCAGGCGTTGCAGTCGTAGAAAAAGACTTTACCTCTATCGTTCCAGCCGTAGCAACTTCAACAGGTGCTTTTGCTGGTACATTCCCATGGGGTCCAGTTCTTGATCCAGTTCGTGTAAGCTCAGAAAACGTGTTAGTTCAGCGTTTCGGTAAGCCAACTGACGAGAACGCAACATCATTTTTCACAGCAGCGAACTTCTTATCATACACTAATAACCTATTGGTTGTCCGTGCTGATACTGTAAGCCATCGTAACGCTGTAGCCGTTAAGTCTGGTACCATCACTGGTACTACTATGACCAATAATGGTACTCAATACCCATCAACTGGTGCTGCTCCTACTGTTACAGTCGGCGCTCCAAACGTAGCTGGTGGTGTTCAAGCAGTTCTAACTGCAGTTCGTTCAGGTGGTGGTATTACTGATATCGCTATCACTTCACAAGGTAGTGGTTATACTAGCGCTCCAACTGTTGTCATCGCTGCTCCAAACGTAGTTGGCGGTGTTCAAGCTGTTGCTACTGCTGAGATCACTGCTGGTGCTGTTACTGGTATCACTATTGATACTGCAGGTACAGGTTACACTGGTGCTGTTGTAGTTTCTCTTTCAGGTGGTGGTGGTGCTGGTGCTTCTTTAGGCGCTGTAACTCTATCTACTTCAACTATTACTGGTCTAACAATCGTTAACGCTGGTTCTGGTTATCTAACTGCTCCAACTATCACTATCGCCGATACTGGTGATGTACAAGCTACTGCTACTGCTGCAGTTACACTTGGTGGTATCAAGATCAACAACTTAGCTGACTATCTACAATCATACGCTTCTGGCGCTGGTTTGGTTGGCGAGTGGGCTGCAAAGTATCCAGGTTCTAAAGGTAACAGTTTAACTGTTTCTATGTCTGACGCTGCAGGTTTTGCTGCATGGACATACAAGTCTGAGTTCGATGCTGCACCAAGCACATCTGCTTACGCTGCTAATGTTGGTGGTACAAACGACGAATTGCACATTATCGTTATCGATAGCGATGGTGCTTTCTCTGGTACTGCTGGTACAATCATGGAAAAGTTCGCTTTTGTTTCTAAGGCATCTGATGCTAAGAAATCTGATGGTACTAACAACTACTACAAAGATGTAATCAACAGCCGTTCACAATACGTGTACTGGATGGATCACAATTCTGGTACTGCAAACTGGGGTACTGAAGCTCTAAACACAACTTTCGACTCATTGGGTTCTGCAGTTACTCGTGTTATGTCTGGTGGTGTTGACGATCTTACTGCTACTGATGGTCAGTTAATGACTGCATGGGATGTATACTCTGATGACAGCCAATATGACATCAGCTTGCTACCACTAGGTAAAGTTTCTTCTACTGTTGCTGAATTCGTTATCAACAACGTGGCTGAAGTTCGTCTAGATTGCGTAGTGTTCGTATCTCCACAAGACGTAACTACTGGTGAAATCATCCAAGGTACTGGCTCTGATGCGACTGACGCTATCATCGCATTCCGTAATGAATTGCCAAGCACTTCATACGCTGTTCTTGACTCTGGTTTCAAATACCAATACGACCGTTACAACGACAAGTACCGTTGGGTTCCATTGAACGCTGACATCGCTGGTCTATGTGCACGTACTGACTACACTAACGACCCATGGTTCAGTCCAGGTGGTTTAAACCGTGGTCAAGTTAAGAACGTGGTTAAATTGGCTCACAATCCAAACAAGACTGATCGTGACGAACTATACAAGAACGGTGTAAACCCAGTTGTTAGCTTCCCAGGTCAAGGTGTTGTTCTTTACGGTGACAAGACTCTATTGGCTAAGCCATCAGCGTTCGATCGTATTAACGTACGTCGTTTGTTCATCGTGCTTGAGAAGTCAATCGCTACTGCTGCTAAGTTCCAGTTGTTCGAGTTCAACGATCCGTTCACTCGTGCTCAATTCAAGAACTTGGTTGAACCGTTCCTACGTGACGTACAAGGTCGCCGTGGTATTACTGACTTCGTTGTTAAGTGCGACGAATCTAACAACACTGGTGAAATCATCGACAGCAACCAATTCGTTGCCGACATCTTCATCAAACCAGCACGTTCTATCAACTTTATTACTCTTAACTTCATCGCTGCTCGCACAAGTATTAACTTCAGCGAAATCGGTGCGTAATTAGAGAATAAATAAAAGAGAACAAGGAGACTTAAATGGCAAATATTAGCGATTTTAAATCACAGATGATTGGGGGCGGTGCTCGCCCTAATCAATTCCGTGTTGAACTTGCTTTCCCATCATACGTTACACTTGGCGTGGTAGCTGGACAACGTGCACAATTCTTGTGCCGTGCTGCTCAGTTACCAGCTTCCAGCATTGAGAACATTCCAGTTCTTTATCGTGGACGCCCTGTTAACTTTGCTGGTGAACGTACATTCCAACCATGGACAATCAGCATCTATAACGATACCACTTTCAACATCCGCAATGCTTTCGAAGCATGGCAGAACGGTATCCAGAACTATTCAACAACTGAAGGTCGTGTGAACCCACGTGACTATCAAGTTGACTTGTCTGTTCACCAACTAGATCGCTCTGGCGCAATCATCAAGAGCTATAAGTTCGTTGATGCATTCCCAACAGTAATTGGTCCAATTCAATTAGACTTCGATCAACAAAACCAGATCGAACAGTTTGACGTTGAATTCAACTACAACTACTTTACTTCTGCATCTACAGAAGGTGGACTTAATGTTAATGTTAGCATTGATACACCAATTGGTAGCTTCCCGCTTCCAATCTAATTTTAGGCGAACAATTTAATTATGCAGATATTTGGATTTGAAATTAAGCGTACGGATAAGGCGGATCTACCTAGCGTAGTTCCACCGAATCCAGCTGAGACAGGCGCAACTGTAGTAAACACTGGCGTAAATGCTGGTGGGTACTATGGTATGGTCATGGATCTAGAAGGTACGATTAAGAACGAGAACGACCTTATCCGTCGCTACCGTGAAGTTGCTCAATACTCTGATTGCGATTCAGCGATCGAAGATATTATCAACGAAGCGATTGTAGCGGATGAGGAGCGTCGCTCCGTAGAGATTATTCTTGATAATGTCAAAGTATCTTCTGGCATCAAAACAAAGATGCGAGAAGAATTTGATAATGTTTTGCGCATTCTAAAGTTTGACGAAAGAGCGCATGAGATCTTCCGTAACTGGTACATCGATGGAAGATTATATTATCAAGTTCTGATTGATGAACAGAATATTAAAAAGGGTATCCAAGAATTACGATTCATTGACCCTCGTAAAATTCGTCGTATCAAAAACATCATCCGTGAGAAAACTCCACAGGGTGTTGAAGTTGTAAAAGAAATCGAAGAGTATTATCTTTACAACGACAAGGGTATCACCGAGCAAACTACTCATGGTGTTAAACTTGCATTAGATTCAGTGGTTCATGTAACATCAGGTTACAATGATCCAAACACTGGTATGTCGATGTCTTATCTTCATAAGGCTATCAAACCAGTAAACCAACTTAAGATGATCGAAGACTCGTTGGTCATCTACCGCATTAGCCGTGCACCTGAACGTAGAATTTTCTATGTTGACGTGGGTAACTTACCTAAGTTGAAAGCGGAACAATACGTTTCCGATATCATGAACAAGTTCCGTAACAAGATTGTTTATGACGCAACTACTGGTGAGACTAGAGATGATCGTCGTCATTTATCAATGATGGAAGACTTCTGGATGCCACGCCGTGAAGGTGGTAAAGGCACTGAGATTACTACTCTTCCAGGTGGTCAAAACCTTGGCGAGATTCAGGACATCGAATACTTCCAACAAAAACTTTATCATTCATTGAATGTGCCAATTAGTCGTTTGCAACAGCAACAAGGTTTTAGCATTGGTCGTTCACAAGAGATCTCTCGTGATGAAGTTAAGTTTAACAAGTTTATCGTTAGACTACGTAAGAAGTTTAACGTGTTGTTCAACAATGCGCTTCGTGTACAACTGATTGCTAAAGGTGTTATCCGCCCAGATGAATGGGATGAGATTCGTGCTGGCATCAAGTATGACTACATTGAAGACAACAACTACAGCGAACTCCGTGATAGTGAAATCATGCAAGCCCGTCTTGCAATGCTACCACAAATCGATCCATTCGTAGGTAAGTACTACTCAATGGAATGGGTTCGTAAGAATGTGTTGCATTTGGACGACAAAGAGATTCAAGAGATTGATAAGCAGATTGAAGCTGAACACGAACTACGTGTGGCTCAAGCTGAACAACAAGGTCAAGTGGATGGTACTCAACAAGCAACTGCTCAAGAGTTAATCAACCAAGCTCAAATGCAACAAGACCCTAACGCTCAGCAAGCTGGTGCTGCTCAAGCAGACCAAGCTGTACAGCAAGACGCTGCAGCACAAGACAGTGCTCAAGACAACAGTCAGCAAGACTCTGCACCAAAAGAAACCAAGTCAAAGCCACAAGCTGGCGTTTGGCCAAATTAAACTAGGAGATTATTATGAGTGAAACAGTACAAAATTTAGTTGATGCAATCAAATCTGGCGATGCCATGGAAACAGAACAGGCATTCGGCGCTGCAATGGCAGAGAAGCTAGGTGATCGTTTAGAAGCTATGCGCCATTCAGTGGCACAAAGCATGTTCACGCAAATGGCTACTGAACAACCAACTGAGTAATTATGTCAGATTTAATCAATATGGTTTCTCAAGCGATGTCGGCATTTGACCCAACTCGCAATAACTTTGATGCTCCAATCGAAGTTAAACCAGAAGTCAAAGTTGAAGTCCCTGCTCCTGCTGAGAACGCAGACACTCAAGATAAAGAATAATGAATTACTATCAGTTTACCAAATCGTTTAAGAAGGCTGGCATCGTAGAGAGCGCCAGATCGTATCGTCATTTAATCGAAAAGACTGAAGACGGAATCGTTTTAGTAAACGGTGCTGAAACTCCATTCAAGAGTTTAGAAGAAGCAAGACAAAACATTAAACAAGAACATATCAATCAACAATTAGAAGCCGAAGTATCCAAAGGTTTATACGAAGAACTATCCGATACTAAAGTAGCCAATATCATTAAAGAACATCACGACGTAAAAGTTACAGATACTCTAATCGAAAGCTATATCAAACTCGCTTCTTCTAACGTGTTTAGCGTTGATCCTGTTGTTCAAGAAATCCGTTCTCTTAATAAGTTAGACAGACTAATTGAGAATAAACTTCACTATGTCCTAGATGATGAGACTATTGTAACAATTGATGAGCGTACTCAAGAACGCCTAAATATGTTATTACAGAATCAAACAGAGATTATTGAGTATATGAGAGAGTCAAAAGAGAACTTCTTTCATGTGCTTACACAATTAGAGGAACAATAACCATGACAATGGCAATTACTGTCGTTAAAAACACCAACACTGAAACAGTGATTCACTTTCAATCAGCTTTGGTTGAGACTGGCACTATCACACTAAACACTTTAGCTGCTGGTACTCAAGCCTTAACATCTGGTGGTACTCCAACAGTTAACATCGTTAAGTTGTGGGCTACTGGCGAAGACACTGCTTCAGTTACTATTCTACGTAACAGTAAAGTAGTTATCGCCATTGCTCCAGAAAACGCTCCGATGTTGGACTTCAATTCAAACGGTATCCCTGTGGCAAATGATAACACATTCGATATCGTTATCTCAAACAACGTAGCTAAAATCGTTAGTGGTTGGATCGTTCTACGTAAGATCGCTGGTTGGGACACTAAAGTTGAGACTGCTACTTACGGTGCATACGATGACGAGACTCGTGTCGGTGCTTCAACAACGCTAAGCGGTTCACCAGATAAGGCATAAATATGAAGTTAATTAGAGAAGTTACAGAACAAACTAATTTCTTCGTTGAAGAAAAGTTAGGCAAGAAGAAGGAATACTTCATTGAAGGTATTTTCCTACAGTCAGCTCTAAAGAATCGTAATGGTCGCATGTATCCAGAATCAGTTATGGATCGTGAAGTAGGTCGTTACATGCAAGAATGTGTTAAAACCAACCGTGCTTACGGCGAACTTGGTCATCCAGATACACCATCAATTAACCTTGATCGTGTTTCTCACTTGATCGTTGATCTTCGCAAAGAAGGCACTAACTATATTGGTAAGGCAAAGATTCTAGAAACTCCAATGGGTAACATTGCACGTGGTCTGTTAGACGGTGGTGCTAATCTTGGCGTATCTAGTAGAGCACTTGGTTCTCTCAAAACAAACAATGAGGGTATCAATATTGTTCAAGACGATTTTATGCTGTCTACTGCAGCTGACATCGTTGCCGACCCATCAGCCCCTGATGCTTTCGTAAGAGGTATTATGGAAGGACATGAGTGGGTATTCGTTGATGGAAAGTTTGTGGAAAAACATATTGAGGAAGTTCAACGTACTATTCGTAAAACTTCTTCACGTAATCTAGAGGAAGCGAAGATTTTAGCTTTCCAAAAGTTTCTGAGTAAAATCAGATAAATTATAAATAATTTAATAGAACTATCCAGTTAGGAGAAAACGATGTCAATCGAACAAAAAATCGCTGCAATTTTGGCTGAATCTAAGCAATTAGACGAAGCAAAATTTGCTGGCAAAGAAGGTGGTACAGACTCTGGTAAAGACGGTGCAGTAGCTGCTGATAAAGCAGTTGTACGTCAAGGTAACCCAGTGCCAAATGGTGGCGAAACACCTAACCCAGACAATGCACGTAACAACGTACAAGACGAAAAACAAGCTGAGAATGCACCTGCTGGTTCTATGAACCCAAACAATGGTGACCAGTCAGCAATCCGTCAAGGTACTACTGTCAAAGGTGTTAAAGAAGACATCGACGCATTGTTAAATGGTGAAGAATTATCTGAAGATTTCCGTGCTAAAGCGGAAACTATTTTTGAAGCTGCTGTTATGACTCGTGTCAAAGCAGAATTAGCTCGTATTGAAGAAGAATTCGAAAGCAAACTTGCTGAGCAAGTTGCAAAGAATACTGAGGGTCTTGTTGAACAAGTTGATGGATATCTCGGCTACGTTGCCGAGCAGTGGATGACACAAAATGAATTAGCCCTAGAGCGTGGTATGAAGTCTGAAATCTTAGAAGGTTTCGTAAGTGGACTTAAAGATCTTTTCGAAGAACATTACATCGACATTCCTGAAGAGAAATTCGACGTGCTTGGTTCTTTAGAAGAGCAAGTAGAAGAACTAGAAGCAAAACTTAACGAACAAGTTGCTGCTAATATTGAGTTGAGCAAGACTCTTGCTGAACAAAAGAAAGTAGACATCGTTAAGTCAATCAGCGAAGGTTTGACTGATACAGAAACTGAAAAGTTCAATGCATTAGTTGAAGAACTTTCTTTTGAAGATGCTTCATCTTTCGAAACTAAAGTTAAGACTATCCGTGAAAATTATTTCACAACCAAAACAACTACAGTTCAATCTGTAGTTACTGATGCTCCTGTAGCGTTGACTGAAGAAGTTACTAAGAAAGTTAGTGACCCAGCCATGTCAGCATATGCAGCTGCACTCGACAAAATCAACAAGTAAAAGGAAAATAAAATGACAACTCGTCAACAATTAATGGAAAAGTGGGCACCGATTCTAAACCACGAATCAGCTCCTGCTATTCAAGATAACTACCGTAAGGAAGTTACAGCCGTTCTTTTGGAAAACCAAGAACGTGAAATGCGTAAGCAATCTGAAGCTCTTTTCGAAGCAGCTCCAGCTAACGCTGTTGGTTCATACGGTGACACTGGCGGTTTCGCTAAGTTCGACCCAGTATTGATCAGCTTGGTTCGTCGTGCAATGCCACAAATGATCGCTTATGACGTTTGCGGTGTTCAACCAATGACTCAACCAACTGGCTTGATCTTCGCAATGAAGAGCCGTTACGCTACTCAAGGTGGTACTGAAGCGTTGTTCAACGAAGCAGATACTGACTACTCTGGTACTGGTACTCACTCTGGTGCTTATGACTTCGGTGGTTCTGAAACTACTGGTTCTGGTCTAGCTACTGCTGACGGCGAACGTCTAGGTCAAGGTGGTTCAGGTGACGGTACTTTCGGTCAAATGGCTTTCTCTATCGAAAAGACTTCAGTTACTGCAAAGACTCGTGCTTTGAAGGCTGAATACTCTATCGAATTAGCTCAAGATATGAAGTCTGTTCATGGTCTTGACGCTGAAGGCGAACTAAGCAACATCTTGTCTACTGAGATCCTTGCTGAAATCAACCGTGAAGTTATCCGTACTATCTACAAGACTGCTAAGCCAGGTGCTGCAGTTGGTACTACTACTGCTGGTACTTTCGACTTAGACACTGACTCTAACGGTCGTTGGTCTGTTGAAAAGTTCAAGGGTCTAATGTTCCAAATCGAACGTGAAGCCAACGCTATCGGTCAACAAACTCGTCGTGGTCGTGGTAACATCATCATCACTTCTGCTGACGTTGCGTCTGCATTGGCGATGGCTGGTGTTCTTGACTACTCTTCTGGTCTAACTGGTAAGAACGGTTTGACTGTTGACGACACTTCAACTACTTTCGCTGGTGTGTTGAACGGTAAGTACAAAGTGTATGTTGACCCATACACTAGCAACGTAAGCAACACTCAGTTCTTCGTTGTTGGTTACAAAGGTCAATCAGCTTTTGACGCTGGCTTGTTCTACTGTCCATACGTGCCTCTACAAATGGTTCGTGCTGTTGATCCTAACAGTTTCCAACCAAAGATTGGTTTCAAGACTCGTTACGGTTTAGTTGCTAACCCATTCGTTAACTTGGATGACGGCACTTCTGGTCAAGACAACTTGACTGCAGATAAGAACTACTACTACCGTCGTGTTAAGGTTGCTAACCTAATGTAATCGACTAGTCGGTTTTAAAAAGCCGACATAGAAGCGGTACTTTTAAGGGAGGTCTTTCGAGATCTCCCTTTTTTCATTCCTAAATAATTGTATGGCTAATACTACTATTTCTTGTCCGATTCCTGATAACATCACTCCATTATCACCTAATGGGTTCATGTTCAACATCAGCAAACTTCCTGAGATGTCGTTCTTCTGTCAACAGATTAATGTTCCAGGGATTACACTGGGTGCACCTGAGTTTGGTAACCCATTTGCGACACAACCAATTCCAGGCGATCATTTAACATACGATCAACTGACAGTACAGTTCTTGATTGACTCAGAGATGAGAAACTACAAGGCTATCTACAACTGGATCATTGCTTTAGGTTTCCCTGAAAGTTATACACAGTACATTGCTTACAACACAGGTGATAGTATTAACTACGGTGAACTAGCCAAAAACTATTCTGATGCTACATTATCAATTCTTGCAGGTAACAACCAAGTGTCTCAACAGATTCACTTTGTGGATATGTTTCCTACGACTATTGAATCGTTAATGTTTCAATCAACAAACCAAGATGTCCAATACCTAGTTGGAAGTGCCACTTTCCGCTACGGCTACTATAAATTCTTGTAAGGCAAATTTGCTTTTTTGTAATGACTGCGGTATAATCGCAGTTATCTAAATGTGAGGTTATTATGAATATTGAACAATTGCAAGAACAGTGGGATAAAGACTGCGAGATTGACGACAACTATCTCGGAGAAACTACCACAGCAACTCCCAAATTACACGCCAAGTACTTAAAGCTACTTGTCAACGTAAAACTCAAACACACCAAATTCCAGTCAGACTACAACATGCTTCGTAAGAACAAGTTTCGCTTGTATCGTGGCGAACTGTCTCGTGATGAACTGACGAATCTTGGGTGGAATCAATGGCAAGGTGTTAAGCCTCTCAAGAATGAGATGGACGAATTCTTGTCAGGAGATACCGAACTAAATACACTACGAGTCAAGATTGATTATCTTGAGACAATGATTTATTTTCTTGAATCCGTTCTCAGTCAGATTAAAGCCAGAGATTGGCAAATCAAAACTGCTGTTGAATGGAAGAAATTCTTAGCTGGTATGTAATGATAAAAATAGAGAAGTTAGACGAAGTTTATGTAAGAATTTTTGGTGATGCTAGTATTGAGCAGGAACTCGCAGACTTCTTTACATATGAATATCCAGGTGCTCGTTTCACGCCACAATACAGAGCAAGACTCTGGGATGGTAAGGTAAGACTTTACGATCAAATCAGAAAGACTCTCTACGTTGGCTTAGTGTCATACGTAGAAGAGTTTGCTGAACGAAACGGTTACGCTATCGAATACGTAACTCCAATGGGACGTTCAAGTAACATCACACACGATGTTGTTGAGCAGTACCTACAAACTTTGAATCTCCCAGAAAAGATTGAGATTCGTGACTACCAAATAGATGCCATCCAAACTGCATTGGATAAAGAAAGAACAGTGCTTCTTTCACCTACAGGCTCAGGTAAGTCTTTCATCATTTACGCTATCATGCGCTGGCATATCATGGCTGGACGTAAATGTATTCTTGTTGTTCCAACCACTTCACTTGTTGAGCAGATGTACTCTGACTTTGAGGACTACTCATCTGTAAATAACTGGCAAGTTAAATATCACTGTCAGAAGTTGTATTCAGGATTCACAAAAGACTTCACACACGATGTTTTAATCACAACTTGGCAGTCAATCTACCTGCAACCTAAGTCATGGTTCAAACAATTCAATGTCATCTTTGGAGACGAGGCTCACAACTTTAAAGCCAAATCGCTGACTGGTGTAATGGAAAAGATGGACAGTGTTCGTCATCGTATCGGTACAACTGGTACTCTTGATAACAAGAAAGTTCACCGTCTAGTTCTTGAAGGTATTTTTGGTCCAGTGTTTAAGGTTACTACAACCAAAGCGCTGATGGACTCTGGAAGACTATCAAACCTAAATATTACGTGTATCGTTATGAAGTATGATGAGGAAACACGTAAGGAAAGAAAGAACAAGACTTACCAAGAAGAAATGGATTGGCTAATCGCCAATGAGAAGCGTAATAAATTTATACGTAACCTAGCAATCAAGTCTACTGGTAATACCCTTGTCCTATTTCAATACGTTGAAAAACACGGCAAAGTTCTTTATGAACTGATTAAAGACAAGGCACATGACAAGAGGAAAATCTTCTTTGTGTATGGTGGCACTGACGTAACAGACCGTGAATCAATTCGTCACATTACAGATAGCGAGACAGATGCTATTATTATTGCCAGCTTTGGTACATTCTCAACAGGTATTAACATTCCGTCAATCGAGAATGTAATCTTTGCGTCGCCATCAAAATCTAAGATCCGAAACTTACAGTCTATTGGACGTGGGTTGCGATTGAAAGGTGGTAAGACTGGATGTAACTTGTATGATATCGCTGATGACTTGCATTGGAAGTCTTGGAAGAATCATACATTAAATCATGCAGCAGAGCGTTACAAGACGTATGCTGAAGAAGAATTTAAATTGAAATTGGTAGAGGTAGATCTATGAGCACGTTGTATGTAATCTTGAAACTCACTTCTGGTGAGCAAGTAATGTCTATCCTTAAAGAAGAGGATGAGGACTATATACTTTTGGAAGATCCGATGTGCATTAAAACTATTCCTGTGATTGAATCAGGAAAAGAACACATTACAGCTGCACCTCTTTGTCATTTTACTAACGACAGAGAATTTGTAATCAGCAAACGAAATGTCCTGTTTATCAAAAAGATGCACCATCTATTCGTGCCTCATTATATAAGAATCGTTGACGATCATATGAAGTCTGACGTCTTTCAACCTGCAGAGCAACCTGCCGATTCTCTCGTCTGGGAAGACGACTTTACTCCC